ATCACCGGGTTTAAAACTTGATGATTTAGCTGTCAGGGCGCCGATTGCAGCGATAGAAGTACTAGCCGGATTGCTTCTAACTGGATTTATCACAGAGCCGGTTAATATTTTTTCTACAAACTTTCCATCGTGATACATTTCAATTTGTAAGCTAGAAGTTGAGTTTTTAAAAGTAAAAGCATAATGATGCCAATTGGAATCCGCTACATTTGCTGTGTTTAAGTTTTTTGCGCCGCCGATAACAGCATCTCTAACTCCTGCAACATTGCCAGAAAGAGCGGTAACATGAAAGCAAGGAGATGTTGTTGCAGGTATATTTACTCTATCCATTTCAATACGAAGACGACCGTATTTCGATCTTTCTGGATGTGCTGTAGAAGCTCCATCGGCGCCGTAATCATAGCCGTTCCAAAGATCAAAAATAACTTCTCTTTCGGTATTGGTTGGAAAGCTTGTTTTTTTCATCCAGAACTCAACAGTTACACCATTGTTTAAGTTGTAGTCTAAATTATCAGCTCTATTGTTTGCAGTGTCGTATAAATTTCCAACGTTTGTTGAGCCTGAAATTGAAATATAATTTGGACTATCTGGACGTCCGTATCGTAGAGTGCTGCCAGAGTATCTTGATCCTGTTAAATTTATGTGTCCGTTAGTTCTCGGATATTCATTCTCAAAGACATGATTTTCAAAATACGATGACGTTAGGTGCCATTGTAATTTTTCTTTTAACGAGCCGTCATAAGGATAAGATAAATATATATTCTCTACTGCATCAATATAATATTGCTTAGCAGAACCATATTTGACCCAGTTTTCTGGCTTTGAATAGTCCACATGAGGTATAAAGCGCTCTTTGTGTTCTTTAAACACCTTCATGTATTCTGCAGATTCAATCTGGTTGCCTAAGTCTTGCAAACTAGAAGACAAAGGAACTAACTTTTGCACCTGCTTTTCTAAAAATAGCTTATTCAAGCTTTTGATTGCCATATTTATACCTGCTCTCTTTCGTCTACCCTAAACTTAAATTTATTTTTTTGTATATTCCAAGTATCGCCAACATAATAAGCCAACTCAAGACCATACATATATCCTGGCTCTAACATACTGGTGTCTAAATCAAAGAAATTACCATTTTTATCATATGATAAGTATGTTTCATTATCGCTGCTAGCTGTACTGTGTCTGATTACTTCTAAATTATCTCTCACCCTATAAACTCTATAAGAGCCGCTTTCAATAATTGTGTTTTCAGGTGTTGAGTTCGCAACTGTATAAACATTTGGTTGCCAATTTTTAAGCCTATTAAACACTCTTAGCTTTGCTATTTCTCCATGATCATACGAATGTTTTAAATTTGTTATTTTTGTAATATATTCAGGTGTGAAGCTATATTCTAGTGCAGAAGACTTTTCTATTTTGAATGAACCCGTGTAATATTGTGTTGTAAGGGCTCCGGAACCATCACCCATCATCCAAACATCAAATACGTCAGTTAAGACTTTAACCGGGGGTACATTTGATGTCAGTGCAAATGAAGCTGTATATATCCCGACTTCGCCGCTAACAAGCCCACCAGTAATTACTGTAGGTACACCTGATGCAACACCACCTGCTGGGGCAGTCATTGTTAAAGCGGCGCCCTGGGGCACAGTGTTCCCAAGAGAGCCAGAAAATAACTGAACATATATTAATTGGTCAGTAAGATATGGTATGTTTCTCAACTTGCCGCCAACATAATTGTATAGATATAGAGTATTGAGATTGTCTGTCGTTCTCAATAAAGAACTACTGTAATGTGCCTTGCCTCTGTCATCCTTTATTCTATTGAAATCCCAACGAGCTTCAATAATCGGACGGCGGAAGAAAAATTCACTTGTTCTTCCATGAAATTTTTTGGTGTAGTATGATTTTTTAGAGCCAGTAATATTTTGTGATATTGTATTTGCTATTCCTGCCTGAACAAATGCTTCTTGACTGGAAGAGACCTGCACAAGCAGACCATAATTTGTTTTTGAACCAGCAATCCATTGTTCAACAAGATGTGAGATATTTATTTCTAAATTTTCAGTGCCCTTTTCGAACGAATCAGTATAGTTGTCTGCTGCAGTTAAAGAAACATCTCCTCCGGGGGAGGTCCATTTAACATTGGCTGAAGATGTATGCCAAGTTGAGCCAGTAACAAGAGGATATCCTTCATCGGAATAAGAATCCATGTCCAAACCAGGACCCTCGTCCCATATTTTAGTAAGAGGTCGTGCAGAAAGAACTAAATCTCTAGGGAGAGGCTGACCATGTACAGCGTTAAACATTCTTAAATAAAAACTAACACTTCCAGAAGCCGGAATATTTTTACTTGTTCTGTCTTTAGAAATAGCATCAATTGGAAATTGTATTAATATTCTTTGCGCTTCTGCAGAGCTTGTTGTTGATTGTCCATAAATCGAAAACGTTTCCAATATGTCAGATGCTCCCATATTTGCATCTGTTGCACGAGTTGATAAATTAGATTTAAACGCATTTGTGATAGTGTTGTCTTTTGATGCGACATATCTTTTAATACCCATTACACAACCACTCCTTTAATGTCATCAGCATATCTTATTTCGAAACACACATTTTCTTTTGGCATAATAATACGACCATCTGCAGATGTATTTTCATCAATATCATAATAAATATTTGAATGATTAGATGTGGTGTAATTTTTTACAATAACATCAATAACATCAAGAACTTCATCGACTTCTTTTAAATGTTGGTAGACATCAGTTATATAAAAAGGTTCTCCAATGTTGTATTTAGGGCTTATCATTTCTGTTTGTAGTTTATCTAGTGCTGCCGTAAGAGCGTCGAATTTGCTAACACCTGGTTGGGGAATAATAGAAAAATTAACACCTATGTTGACTACGTATGCATCTAAAATATCAATTGTGTCGTTGATCATTTTATATGAATTCAACCAAGTTTTTAAGTTACTTTTTATTATTCCTGGTGTTTGAACAAGAGAGCCGTCTGTATTCTCTGATAAAAGGTAAATATTAATATTTCTTTTAAAAGAATCGTTATCTTGAAATACATTTGCACGCTTTACAGATCCTAATTCTGGTGGCATTCTATAAATTAAACTAATATAATCATTTTTTGTCACAGCTCTGTTCTGTGTTGCAAAGCTATCTGTAGCCATGACTCTTACTTCATCTGGTGAGATAGCATCTACATCACCCAAAACCGGAGTTGGGTTATTAACAGTCAAGCTGCTAATAACCGTATTGCGTAGCTCGTTCTCTAGAGACAGTTCATTTTTGAAACCAATCTGTAAAGTGTCTATACTAGTAATTGTATTTGCACCAGCATTAACATTATCAGCAACAGATGATCGATGCAAAATAGTCAATGTTGTATTGGATGGTCCAACTCCAAACTTGTCATTTGAAAAGAAATTACTAGGATCAAAGTGTTTATCAGTTACATAGTCGCGTCCGTGAAGGTTTAAGACAACCTCATTTGGGTCTATAAAGTCCTTATTCAGAACTTCGTTATTTGAAACCGTTCCAAATTGCAAAAATGGCTTATTATCTTTATCTCTTTCTAATGTAAAACGACGTGGAACAGCCATTGGCTTTAATATTGATGGTGCATCTGATAGAGTCGACGGATCAGTGTTCGCAATAATTTTGTAAATTACATCTTGAGATAAGTGTTCAACTTCAAAATATTCGTGACCGGAAGAATCAACAACAGATAAGATCTCAATTATGTTATCATCGTTTAGTGGTAATTTAAAAAATCTAGTAAAATCACCTACATCATATGTCTCTTCTATGTTCTCACCAGAAATAACAATACCAGAATTTTTTGCGACATAGTAAAGAACCTTGCCAGTAGCACTTTTTTCATGAGTAAAAAGTGAAGAATCAGAAAAGTCCACATCTCTTACAAGAGTAAATGTGTTGCCTGCTTGGCTTGATAGCACTGTTCCTTTTTTAACAATTGGCAAATAATTCAAATTTGGAGAATTGTCTGAGTCATTCGAAGGAATCACTGCCTTCAGTTCGACGGCGCCGAAAGAACTAGCTATTGGTCTATGTTTGTAGCCAAGCTGTCTTGCATGACCCAAAATGTTTTTAAGTTCTAATGAGTTTTGAAGAAAGCTCTCATTCATATTGTAGTCTAAATAAAAAGACATCGAGTCGCCTAGATAGGCGACAGTATCCAATATCAAAGAAGCAAAAGAACCCTCACTAAAATCTTTTACAGTATTTGGATAATATTTTTTAGCATAGTTTACAAGATCTTGTTTTATAGTGGTAAAATCTCGATTTGTGTAATTTATATTTTTATTTTTATTGCTTGGCATATAGTTTCCTCATTAAACTAATTTAGGTGTTAAAACTAATTTAATAAAATCTTCTTGCCCTATTTGATTAACAAAATAGGATATCTCTATAGAAATGGCATTATCTGAGTCTACCATATCTTCAAATTTAATTTCTACATTTTCTAGAAAAGGCATAAAAAGATTAATTTGCTCTAATATTTTTGACTCTATAAGCTCTCTGGTTATCATTGTGTGAGCCTCAAATAAATAGTTTCTTAAGCCGACACCGTAATTCGGAATCATAATTCTTTCACCAGGAGCGGTCAAGACAAGCATTTTTAAATTTTGCTTGACAACATCATTTATAATTTTTATTGGTTTATAAGCTCCACCTATTGAAGATATCTGTAAGGGAAGTTCTGGTGCGAATCCTGGAGTTGGCATTCTTTTAATTCTCCTTTCTCTATAATTATTATCTAACGATAAATATAAGATTTTTAATTAGTTTTCTATTATTATGTACAGGCATCAGGATCTATGTCATAGAAACCATCTGTATCTGTTGCTTCTTCAGTCTTTTCTTCTTCTTTTTCTTTTTCCATTTTTCTAAGAAGCAAAGCTGCCCATCCAATAGGTGTAATTGGGAATGAATCAAAACCAGGATCAATGAATCCAGCTATGACTTCTAAAATCACTCTTAAGTTATGTATACCATCATCGGAATCAAAACCTTCTAAGGCTGATGAAATAAAATCTGATTCAAGACCTTCTGAGTTTAATTGACTAATTATATCATTTTGTGACTCATTGAACTGATCAGATTGTGAGGAACCTGCGGACAAGAAGTTTTCTATTTGCGTGTCCAGCACTGAACTTTGTTTAAAGCTAGATATGCCCACTGCTTGATAGAGATCTCCTCCTTGCCACAAGGTTTTAAACATCCTGAATAATGATAACTTTGTTTGTCTGAAAATTCGGTGTTCAACTTTATTAAGATTACTCTCATCACTATGATATCCATAAAAGAAAACATATAGGCTTGTCATCGTAGCAATATCTTTGAGAGAAAATAAATATTTAAATAAGATATTAAACTCATCTGAGCCGCCGGCATAGCTTCCATCTGCATCTGGCAAGCCAGTTGGTATCATTTTTCTTTTTAGATGATCAAAAATGCTTACAACTTGTATGTCGTCGACAGTGCCTAGCAAATCATCTTCACCTTTTGCTTTTGCAATGTCTCCTTGGAAAAACTCTCTTATAAATCCAGTATTTTCTTCAGGTGGCTTTTCAATAATTTTATATTTAACGTCAAAATCAACATTGCCAAGCTTAAGCATGTTCGGTGCTTTTAAAGCAACTTGATATAAATTAATAGTATATTTGTCTTCCGTCTCACCTAAATACACAGTTAGTTTAATAGCTGGCAAATTAAGAGGGTTGTCTAGTCCGTAGCCAGCAGCGGCATATTCAGCTGGCATAGTGAACGCGCTGCCTGGTTCGTTATAGAATTTTGGAGGCACCCATTTTTTAGACAACTCGGGGTCCTCTGTATTAAATCCGCCAGCAAAAACATAATACAGCTCTGAAGATTGTAACAAATTCTCCACTGGTGGATAATGATTTGTTAAATAATCGTAAAAAGTACCCATACTTTGATTGCCGAGACCGCCGAGCAAATTAACTGGGTTGAATAAATTTTCAGTTGAGCTATAAGTTGCCATTCGCAATTCGTGATCTAAATTCTTATCATTAAAATTATACTTCATCCAAGATGGCACAAAATAAGACCCTAAAGCTTTACCAATAATAGGTTGTGTTTTTTCATTTGATAGGACATCCATCTTAATTGTTCCATTACCGCCGGCGTTGGTGGCGAGTATGCCTGGTGTCCACACAATTTGATTGTTAATAACTTCTTTTTTAACTGTTACATTGCCAGAATCTTCTACCTGATAATCTCCACTGTCAGGATCGCCAAGTGCAGCAAAAAGAGCTGCAAGAGGATTTACTCCTTCACCAAAATCTTCTCCTTCTTTTGCCATCCAAGTATGAGACTTACCTCCTCCGCCTGATGGGAGAAGCTTGTGTGAGTTTGGGTTAAAATTTGACCACATTTTAAATAATTCTCTAAGACCTTTTAAACTTTGTTTATCAGGAAAAAATCCTACAAAAATATCATCGCCAAGGACCTCATCTTCCCAAGATTTTGCAACTGTTTTTCCTGTTGCAGGGTTGATAGTTGGCTTGAACAAGACTTGCTTATTTGGAATGTGAGGATTGACTGTCAATTTTGTTTTAACTTCCTCCAAGACCAATTCGTTTGTAGCTTGATCTTTTTTATAGCGCGGAGTAATAACATTATATTCATGAACATTGATGGGATTGGCTTCATCACCTTCTTCTGTATAGCCTGTTTTTTCAGCGAAATTATTACCACCTTTCAAATACTGTTGTTTCCAATAATCAGTGCCTTCATATGCTTTATCTTGAAACATATAATTTTCAGGGTGATATATACCAGAAATGTCTGGTATTTCATACGGATTATCAGAAGTTGACTCTACTTTTAAATGCCACTGAGTTATTCTAGAGCGTGGATATTTTTTATATCTTTCGGGAGTTTTTGGAAGAGGTTCAATCCACAAATAATTTTCATTTTGATCTTTTTCGAGCAAATCTTTGTCATATAAATCTAAAATATCATCTTTAACTTTATAATCTAATAGCTCAAAAGGAGCAGTGCACAAATCCTTATCACCAATTGGGATTGTTTTTGTTTTCAGTAGTTTTGTACCAGCTTGATCAGTTCGTTTCGAAGATATCGATGTTCCATACCCCACCCAATAATCTGGAGGCAGTCCAAGTTTTTGTAAAAAATAATCAGTTTTTTTGTTAGCCACTTCTCTAAAATCTATTCGATCAGCATGTTTGATCCAAAGTTGACCTGATTCTAGTCCGGATCCATTCGGATGTCCATGGTTATAGCCGTATTCTGTTGGAGCTATCCCTGCGGAGCCGGCAGTGCTAGTATTGCTGCCAAACACAGAAGGGGTATAAGTCAAATAATCAAATATTGGATTCAAGCGCTTTGTAGAGTTTGTGTTGTACAAATTAGATGGTAAATTATCGACGTCTGGAGCATAAGGATCTCCTGGTCCTTTGTATTTTTTTATCGCAAGACCGTCTGCCTCGTCAAATCTGAAAGGGGCAATTAAGGCGCGTGCCTTATCATTAAAATATATATCTGCAGATCCGAGAGTTTTTTCAATTGTAGCTAAGAATCCAGTTGGTCCATCCAAGGCTTTATCACCATCATTATGGTAAAACTGGTCTTGCATGAATCCACTAAAAATAAACCTGTGTTGAAAATCTTCACGGCGCCATCCGCCTTTGCCCAACGTTTTCTGTCCAGTAGTCGGATCATATGTGTGTGATGTTTCTCCTCCCCACTGACCACCAGAAGTAGAGTGGTTTCCTGCTTCCCACCACTTTTCACTATCTATTATAATTGGCATACCGCCAGGGTGTCTGTACTTAAATTGAAAATAATTTTTCATTCCCGCATATAGTTGCGCAAGACCATCTTGGATAAAAGAATAGTTAGTCAACCATGTATTGATATCTTTGTTATATTCAGCTAACGCTGTTTCCTCCGCCCACTTTTTAGTAGGCTGTTTCAATCCCTTAAGACCAACTGCGTCGTCGTCGGGATTTTTTGGATAATTAGGATAGTTATCTTTCCATAAATCTGGTCTCCAGATCCAATAAAGTGCATCATATCGCCTACTGAAACCAGGTCGTGAATCTGGAGTTGGAGATTCATATTCAGTTTCCGGATTTGCTTGCCCGACGTTAGAAGGCATGTGTCCAATTTTTTGAATAACATTAAGACCTATTTTTTTGTACAAACTACTATAACCTTGAAGATTATATCCTGATAAAGTCTCATCATCATATGTCAACGTTTTCTTAAAGGATTTGTCATCCGAGCCAGTAATTGCAGTGATATTAGGAAGAATATCGCCTGGTCCAATAAGCGGATCAAATATTGGTTTATATTCTTCTTTTCCAAGAAAATCGAGAATAATTGGAGTTATAAAATCGCCAAGATCTAAAGTATTGGCTTGGGCGTAGTTGTAAACTTCTGAAGGATATATGTCCTGCATTGTGTATTCGTTTTGAATAATTTTATGCATCTCTGGGCTTCCGCCAGGACCAGTAAATCCACTTTCTGAATCCATATATTCTCTTGCTACATCTTTTCCAAAAGAAAAGTTTGATCCTACATCGTCATAGCGAGGAGATTTTTTGCACCAATTCATTTTAAATGTAGCTAATTTTTTTAATCTAGATCTGTTAGTATACTTTTCAGTTGGACTCTCATAATTAGCTTTGTATTCTCCAGATTCATCCAAGCCAAACATATTATTGTTAACAATATTATTGTGTATAGGATCGCCTTCAATCATGTAATTCGAAACATCAACTTCAGGCGCAGCTTGATAAAAGTGCATATTTTCATAATCTTCAAATGTAAAGTCTTTACACCCATACTCTTTAGGGTCTAGTAAAGAACCATGAGGGTATAAGCCTTCGTCTTTATTATCATTTAATTGATATTCAACATTAAATTGAGCACCATAATCTGGTCTACCCACCAAGCCCGGATGATGTTCTGGGTTGTAATCAACTACATCGCTCGTTACTCGCTCTAAATAAACAGGAGTAGCATTTCTTTGAAAAGGTTCTTGGTCTAATTCAACACCTTTACCTAGCCAATTCGCATATTCGTTTCTTGCATATTGTGTTGTTAAAAGAATACGATAGCCAATTTCTGGAGACGCATGCTGGTGTTTTTGTTTCCAAAAAGCTCCTTTATCAGTGCCAAAATCATATTTGTGTTCGCTATAAAATTCTCCGAGTAAATCAAAATTATCAGGATCTGACATTGTTTTTTGAAAACTTAAATCTTCATTATAAGCTTTTGCTTCGTCATCTTCATCTTTTGGCTTAAGTTGCTCAAGATCGCGTAGTTTTTTCCAATGAACTGCCATAAATTTTTCAACAGACATTGGAAGATTCATTGTTTTGCGTTTTTCATTATACAAAGGCATGGGCATATCAAGCGCCAAGTCGTTTGCAACATTTCTATAATCTTCATCAAAATATCCAAGATTATATTTCATTTTGTAGATATCTTCATCGTCAGGATATTCAACACGTTTCGTAATCTGCAAATACCATTCAGATGGCTCGGTACCGGCAACATCCTTAAAAGCATTATTATAAAGATCTGCGGCGGTTGATACAACCCCTGAAGCTTCTGACGTCGAAGCATCTATTTCTTCAAATGTTAAAGGTATGATGTA